CATCTGTAATTGACACAGAGGTCGTCCGATGCTTGATGCCCTAAGACCAAACTCTTTTTTTCTTTGGTCAGTGAACTGCTTGCGGAATGATTCCTTACAAGCCTCACCAAACTGGTCTATCAAGTCATCGGATACCTCGACTGCATCTGCGTTAGCAGCCTCAAGAAACACCCTAACTTTTTCTAGGATGTTTGAACTCACGATGCAAGCATCTCTGCAGGATTATCTTCTAGATCATCTACTACATCTATAATCTTAGCATCTTCTTTTACTGGAGAAGTCTTCTTAGCACTACGCCAGAGCTCTACTATCTCTTCGTTTTCCGTGTTGATAACATCTTGAAAAGATAAGAGAATCTCTTTTTCTTTGTCAGTGAAAGTAACTTCCTCTTGATTAACTGATATGTTTGATACATAGAATACATTACTACCTGCTTTCTTTTTCATAGTTTTAAGATCAAGTGTGTGATTAAACATTACCTTGCCCCTGCGTCTAAGGCTTTCTATTGCCTCACCTACAGGTTTAAAGTTACTGCCTGTTACCTTCCACAACACAGGTAATTCTTTTACCTCTGCCTCATCTCCTCCTGGAAGAGTACCCTTAAAAGAAACTAAACCATAAACTAAACGATAACATTTTATAGCCTTCTGTTTCATTCTCTCTTCATCAGAAAGATTAGCAAGCTCTTTAGCTGGTATCTTACCACACCTTATGCCACCTTGTATATCAATAGCCTCATCTTTCCAAGACTTAAAGATAATACTTCTATTACTATACTCATTCTTCTCAGCATCGTACTTCATATACTGATAGGCATTCATGAATGGCCTAAAAGTTACAGGCTTACCATAAGCATAGCTATCTAGTTCAGGAACATACACACCGTATGATCCTACTGGTACTTCAGCACCATCGTCATTCTCTGGAAATCTATTTATGGCTAGCTTCGGTAAGAAGTTACCAGTAGAAGATTTCTCTTGGCCAATCATAGACATGATCTGATCTTGTGATAGACCATCTATGTTAGCTACTTCATTATTAGACATCAAATTGTCCTCCTTGGTTTGTTATTAAAAATACATATACACTATTTATCATACTTTGTCAACGATAATGTAATAAAAATATACAATACATTACAAAAAATACAAACACTGTATGCAATATGTTCTCGTACCATTTCATAGGGCTACACCTTTCTGTTTAACTATTACGTTCATATCAAGCCAATCATACCCTACCTTAGTCTCTGTGTCAAGGGGTACATTGAAGTCTATATCGTAGTAAGACTTAAGAGAATCTATAACATTTAAGGTAGCAAGATCTAATATATCTGCCATGGCTTTTTCTTCTCCTGGGTATATATCTGCAACTATAGAATCGTGCACTGTGTTTATCAGCAGGCTATTAACTTTATTATCTCTCATAAGGTTGTAAGCATTGATGCAAGCTATAGGTACCACATCAGCAGTAGCAAATCCCTGAACAGGATAGTTCTTTATCTGTGTAGAATAACTAGAACCTCCCCATGCCATGCGTTGAGCGTATGGAAATGCATACTCTCTGCCTGATGGTATTACCACTTTTTTATATTGTATGGCATTACTCTGTAAGTTCTCATGCCACTTTGCTATATCTTTATACTTATCTAAGAATGCTTTATAGTATCTCTTCTCATCCTCTGTTCCAGACATGCCACCATACAATGGTTTAAATGTATGTGCTTTAGCATCTTGTCTACTAACACCAATAGTATCTGCGGTAAACTGATGAACATCTACGCCATTATCTATATCTTTCATGCCTTGCTTGTCTTGTGCTAGAAACACAGCAGCTCTAAATTCTAATTGAGAAAAATCTATCTCCATAATTTTACCACCTTTAAATCTAGATGTTATTACTTTACGGATAGGAAAAGTATTACCTCGTGGTTGATTCTGAAAGTTAGGATCACGACTAGATAGTCTAGCTGTAGCTGTAACACACTGCATAAACTTTGGATGCAATATACTATCTGAGTTTACATGATCCCTCATGCCATTAACAAATGTATTTAGGTAGGTATCAATAGCATTGTATCTTATAATCAAATCAACAAACTCTTTTAGTTCTCCGTCTGATCTTGCTGATATCTTTTTAAGAGTATCTCTGTCAGTCTTAAAGCCACCGTCTGCCACCTCAGATACACCTAAAGGATCCTGCTTAAATCCTGCGACTGTATTTAATTTTGTATATATTAATCCTGTACCACTACATGCATCACATCTAGATAAATTTTTATACCTATCGCCATTAACTTTCAGTCTTTGTATAGTACCATCGCCCTTACATCTCTCACACTGAGTAGCCATAGTCTTCATTATAGTTGTTGTGTTATCATAAACTGCATCTGCAAATTTTTTCTTAGAAAAGATAGGGCGTTTCTTTTTTCTCTTGGTAGCTTTATCAATGCCAATATTAAACATCTCTGCCCACTTCTTTTTGTCATCTACTTTTCTTGAATATATAAGCCAAGATAGTTGCTCACCACTACCGGGATTGATAGGTGTATCCCCCATCTGATCCCAAATTATATTCTTAATCTTTTGTGCTATAGTGCCAAACTCTTCTTTGAATTCTTGCTCAACAGAATCTAAACCTGGAACATCTATGTGTATACCATTTCTTTCCATAGTCCCAAGTACAGGTAGAAACTCATTCATCATCTTAACAGATTTAAGTAGACCTTTGTTCTCCCCCTTCTTAAAGTCTGCCATCTGAGAATCAAATAAAGCCCGAGTAGATATAACATCTTGCCTACCATACTCCTCAATAATATTAGTAGGTATGTTCTCAAAAGATATCTTATCTTTCATATACTGATCTACTGCATCAGACTTTTGTGATATACTCCTACGTCTACATATTTCTTTTAGTGACAAGGGCTTACGCAAACCTCTAAGCAGTACATACTCACCAATCATAGTATCATATAATCTACCATCATATTTAAATCCAGACTCCAGTAGCCATACTAAATCAAACTTAATATTGTGGCCCACTAATAGTTTGGTTTTATTTAGTGTAGCTTGTACTGCTAAATGATTAGACTTAATATCAAACTCATTATGATTATGATTAAAAAAATAGTAATCATCATTGACTCCTATACTGACTAAGAAATTATGTGGGTTAAAAGGTAATGGATCTGTCTTACCATTGTGCTCTACAAAACTTGTCTCTACATCTAATACTGTGATCATACTCTATACCTAGATAGCTGTGGCTCAATGTTACAAGTAATCTCTCCATGATACCCTGATATTTTATTCTTACTTATACACAATACTCGTGTAGTATCAAGTGAGTCTAGGCTACCATGTTTACCTATACCTATGATCAAGTCTGCCTCTGCGGCTTTACCTGTCTTAGAGTTCTCCATCATATCAAATGATATGCTTGTCTTACCATGTGCATCTGCTGATGCTTGTGATATGGCTATAACACAACAGTCATGTCGCTTTGCTATCTCCCTTGCTCCTGTGTATACAGCCCGTAGCTTCTCATCTGTTCGTGAAAAATTACCAACAACATTTACTTTATCTAACTGATCAATAATAAGTATGTCAGGGTTGTGCTGTTCGCAATGAGCGTTGACATCGTCAAGAGTCCAATCAACAGTATCCATAAGTTTAACATTATCTTTTATATCCTTCCATTTATCTTTTGCTAATTCCATGTTGTCTATTATCTCTTCTTTAGTCATGCCTGTATGTGCATTGATAACTCGCATCTGTGTTCTAACTGCAGGTTCTTCATTAATTAGTGCATGTACCTTTGCACCTTGTGATGCAAAACCTTGTATACCCCCAACAAGATTAACCCAGAACGCAGTCTTACCTGACTCTGGTCTGGCAAATAATATAACTAAGTTACCTGCACCTATACCTGGAACCTGTTCGTGTAGACTTGGCAGATTAAATTCAAACTTAGTCTGTATTTCTAAACTTTCTATAAGCTGTCCTATATCATCAGTCACTGCTTCTTCTTCCTGTATTTCTTCTTGTGTACCCTCGAGTAAGTCCTTGATATCATTGAAAGATCTACTGTGACCATTAAATATATCTGTCGCTACTACTGCTACTTTATGTGCAAGATTTCTTTTATGTACAGCACTAAGTATATCCTCTACAACATTTTCATTAGGCTCTTGTTCATCTTTAATTTCATTCACCATAGACTTAAAGTTTACTTGCGCAGCTCTGGTCAAAGCAGGATTATATTTTTCTAAATGTAAATCTATAAGTTCATCTATAGATAAATCTTTTTCATAGTCTTCGTGTGCTTTTTGTATTGTAGTGAATACACTTCCAAGTCCATTTGTAAATGTGGTCTTAGAAACTTTTGCTTTGTTCTTATCATAAAACTTTTTCTTAAGTAATAGTTTTATTAGCTGTCGTTCTTGCATAGTATCTCCTTTATCATTCCAGGTCTATAGTATTTTAGATCATCTTTTAGTATAACAACTCTTGCCTTTAGCTTGGCACTCTCAAGTGACTTTGCTATATCAAAAGATTTAGTAGTAGCATCTCTATCTAATGCAACTATAACTTCTTTATATTTTTTTTGTAGTATAGGAATAAAAGTATCTGGTAAACTTGTACCCATAAGTGCAACGCCTGCAAAATCTTGTGACACTGCACAGGCAGAAGCACAGTCCTCTACTAACACTGCAACATCTCCCTCACCACATATGTATGGATAATCTTTTCTACCATATACATACCACTTAGGCATAATGTCTGAACGCATGGCTCTACCCACACCACCAATTATATTGTGCTTGTCATCTCTAATAATAAATACAGCCCTGTGATTCTGTGGATCATACTGTATGTTAGCCATACCTTTGTTGTATGCATCAATACAATTGTTCTCGTTTAAATATTTTGCTACCCTATGAGTAGAATGTCCTGGC